AATAATTCTGTTCAAAAAGATTTAACATCTCTTGTTTCCGATCAATTATCTTTTGCTTACCAAAAGGTAGAAGTAGCAATGGGTAAAATATGGCGTACTGAAAGACCTAAAAATAGAATCTCTGAAGAAATTGTTCTCAAGAATCCATTAAGTGAAAATGGTACAATGGAACAGGGATGGTCAGGTATTGCCAAGAATGAAAAAATTAGATTAGAAGCAGTTATACGTAAGGGTATAGCTGACGGAAAAAGCGTAGATGAAATAGCTCTACAAGTACGTGCAGGAAATGTACATAATATAACTCGCATGCAGTCGAAAGGTCTGGTAATAACAGCTATTACAGCTGTATCCTCGCAAGCTGATCACGCTATTTATAAGGCAAATGAAAAAGCGTTACAAGGATGGCAATATGTTGCTGTCCTTGACGCACGAACAACTCCGCTATGTGCGCATAGAGATGGTGAAATTTATCCAATAAGTGATACAACACATCTCCCACCAGCACATTGGCATTGTAGGTCTACAACAGTTCCTGTATTTAAATCATGGAGCGATATAGCAGATTTAGAGAGTGTAGCACAAGTAAGACGTAGAAATATAGAAAATTTAACTGATGCTCAAAAGGCTTTTTATGACGGTAATACACCACTTAGAGAATCATACAATGATTGGCTAAAGCGTCAGCCACAAGATGTACAATTAAGGCATCTTGGGGATTATAAAAAAGTCAGTATGTTCCAAAGCGGGCAGCTTACCTTAGATCAGTTCACTAACCCCGAAGGTAATTCTATTGGGATTAAAGAATTAAGACGGATGACCGATCCCACATATACACTGCCAAATGATACAAAAAAGTTTGCTAATGCTAAAGCTAAACTTGATGCTATGCAACTTCCAATCATGACACCTGATGATTTAATTGGCAACACTAAGCTTATACAAACACTTAAAGATTATTATTTACTGCAATCAGGTGAATTAGACGGTACATTATCGCTCACTAATTATAGGGGTGGTCTTATTCATACTAAGAAATCTGCCAAGGCAAGAGTACTTAATAGTCTTCCAACAGAAGATCAACTCATTTTTAATCCTGTCACAGGTCGATACGAAGATACAAGACTATATCAACCCAATCCGTCCGTACTAAATAATAACTTAAGATTGACAGAACAAAGTAATGTTCTAAAACTTAAAGATAAGGAATTTATTAAGGAATTTAATGAATTACTTAGTGAGAAAATGGGGTCTAATGAAAGGGCAGTCGTGGTAGATAACCTGCGTATATTATTTACTAGATTTAGAAATAATGGTGAACAGTGGAATAACTTTAAAGCTGTGGTACAAGGTCAAATTAAATTTGATGTAATGAATGTTTCTGATGCTATTGAAACTCAGATACGTAGTGATATCAACGTATTGAAGAAACTCAAACAAGATAATTATATTGATCCAGTATTAGGCCCAACTCAATTACAAGACTTGCATGATAATTTCATTGATAATATTCGTGCTAAGAATAACTGGGAAGATACTATATCACCTAAAATAGCTAGAGAGTTACGTAATACATTTGATTACAAAATTCCTTTAGTATTAAAAAGAATGCCTAACGGTAAAGAACGTTTAACTGAATCTGCATTACAGCAATTTTATCTAAAGTTTGCTCACAGGCTAAGTATGGCAGATATGCCTGATAGAGACCAGTTTGCTATTGCATTAGGAAGAGATTTATATAATCTTGCTAATATGAACGGCACTAGACGTAAATGGTATGAAACAGGTATGAAGCTACTTGAAGCTAAAAATGTTAATAATTTCTTTGAAGTTGAAACATATGGTGTTCAAAAAAGAAGAATGAAAAGCAGATTAAGTGGTTCTTTATTTGGCCCCTATTATGACACCTTATCATATAATATACGTGTTACTGACCCGCGTGTACAAAAATACTCACAGCTCACACGGAAAGTGGATGTCGGCCTTCGTGTCGGTGTAACAACGGATAAGAATAAGTTATTATTTCGCGAGGGTTATAAAACGTATTTTATTGATAATGGTGTCCTCGGTTTAGAAGATACTAGAATACCTATTACGTCAACAAATAGTTTTTCAGATTTTCCTGTAGAATTTGTTGACAAGAATATGGCAGATTCTTTAAATTGGGCATCTAAATCTAAGTATAAAATTGATAATGACTTTTACGACTTTACACAAAAACTGTTATACTTTGAAGATGACAGAGGTGCAGCTAAAAAGTATAATGATTTAAACGAATATAAACATTATATCTCTTCTCGTGGTGATGCATATGAGCGATTTAAATCTATGGATTGGCTTAGAAATAATGATTACGCTTTCAGTAATCATGCTTTTGTCGATCATCGGGCTAGGATCTATGATCGTGGCCTTATTAGTCCGCAATCGGGAGAATCATTTAGACCTTTCTTAAATACTGAAGTAGAAAAAGTTCTTGGCGAAGATGGATATAGAAACTTCAGAGATCAGATAGGCGCCTTTATGGGTGGTCTAAATGATGTATTTGAAGGTAGATATAATTCATTGTCATTTACTGGACGCCAAAAGATTGCTGATAAATTGTGGCCAGATATGGTAGACCTTGGTAATAAAATGCTAAGAGCCAAACCTGCAGATTTACGTGCTATTCTGGACTCAGATATGGTGCAATTAATTGAAGGTGAGGAACTTGGTAAGTTCATGAGATTTGCTATGGAAGCTGCTAAGATAGATAATCATCTTAAAGCCGGCGGCTCTATGAATGCATACAAAACAGCTCTAGCTTTAGAACAAGATGCTTCATCATCAGGTGCTCAGATTATTGCGTTAACTACGAAGAACAAACAGTTAGCCTCGTTATCTAATGTCATACCTACAAATCAGAAACGCAGGTTATATGATGAAATTGCTGCTGCAACTTTTAATGATCCTCGGTTTAAAGTATTAAATGAGAGATTAGGTTTAAATGAGAAAGATTTACGTAAAGCAGCTAAGGCTTAAAATATTATGGGTCTTATAAAATTCCGTTAATTCAGGGGATCTCCCAATGGGACAATCCTGAGCTATCCGGCATGGATGCCAAGTAATAGGGTAGTGCAACGACTATCTCGAAAGAGAGTACATTCAAGTGAATGGAAACGCGGAGACACGGACGTAAGATATAGTCTGGTCTGCATAGTAATATGCAGGAAATTAATCTGAGTATTTTTATATAGATTAATTCGGTATATAGTAACGATATATACTTAACAACAGCAAAATATGGTCACCTTTAACATAGGAGGTGACGTTAATAAATTCCGTGAATTCAGGGGATCTCCCAATGGGACAATCCTGAGCCAAGCTTAGATAGGAATATCTTTGAAGGTGCAACGACTAAGACAAACGATCCAGAACGGATTATGAAGTCTGTAGGGTAGAAGTCTACTCGAAGCGCGGAACAGTATTTATACTGATGATATAGTCTGATCTTTATGGTAACATAAAGTGTTAATTAACAGCTAAGTTTAACGAGCTTAGTAAACAAAAGCTATGGTGCTGGAGAAAGAACTGGAATTCTTAATGTTGAAGGTAAGCTTGCAAAAGTGTTGGAAAAGAAACCTGCAAAACCACCTGAAGTAAAAGTGACAGAAGGTTTATTATCTGAGAGACAAGACTCAGCTGGTTTATTACGTGTATTAGGTGTTGAAAATAAAACAGACCCTAATTATGTAGGCACACCAGAAGAAATTATTAAAGCGCAAGGTGATCTAATTGCTAAGGCTATGAAAGGTAAATTGTCTCCTGCAGAATTAAAAAATACGTTTAAATGGCTACATACTTCTGATATTGAATTAACAGATGAAAGAAAAGAGCGTGCTACATATAAAACATTTGATCATAAGACTGGTGAAAAATTTTCTAAAGAAAAGATAGCTGAAAATAAAGCTAAATTTGAACAGCGCTCAAAAGGCGATACTAAGAAATATATTGCTATGCAAGTTGTTGAAGAACTCGGTGAATTTTTAGATGAGCATTTAAAATCTTTAAATGTCCCTTCCGATTCAAGAGCCTTTAAATTATTAGAAGCTCAAAAACGTATTTTAAAGTCAAACAGGTTTGGTGAAGACACTATCATTAAAGATGAAGCGAGTGTTTATAATTTAAAGACAAATAAACAAGCTGCTGAAATGGCTTTAGAAGATGCAGGATTTACACCTGCTACTGCAAACACAGAAAAGACTATAGCAGATCTTAGTTCAGCATTACAAGAAGAATTGATTAATGTAACTAAAAAGCCTGAAACATTTGCACCTACATTAGTAGTTAGAGCTAGTGATAGAGACAAAGTATTAAATGAAATATCGGCACGTGCAGCAAGATATGAAAAGTTTGATCCTGAAACAACTGCAGAACTTAAGCAATTAAGAGAAAATGTAAAAGACATCTTTAATAAGGGACTAGACCCTGGTGATGAGATAATGGAACAATTATACTTCCTTGATCCAGCTACTAAAGACCTAGTAGAAAAGATGACACGTTCATATGATATGGTTGTCACTCCAAAAGACTTCCAAGCTATTGCTAAATTAATGTCTGAACATTTAGGTGAGCAGGTTCCTATTCTTAAAGATTTTACTAAATTCTTTGGTAGGCTAGCTGAAGATTATTTAACTAATGCTAAGCCTTCACAAGCTGCATTAGATTGGAAATCTATAGGCGCTACTAGTATATTAGGTACCCGTAAAAAGGGTTATGTATTACCTGATAGAGTTAGTGAAATATTAGGATTAAGGCCTGGAGAAGCTTTGTCTGAAAAGTTTTTAAAGAGATTTGATGGTTGGAAACCTGACGGAACCTTGGCTGATCTTATTTATGGTGTAAAAGGCCCAAAAGATCGTAGAACTGGATTTAAAGTATTTAAAATAGAGCCTATAGAAAAATTAAATATCTCTAAAGGTTTTGAAATATTTTATGCTAATAAACTGCCCAAGTCTTGGACTAATGTCCCATGGGTTAATTTTGATGGAAAAGTTATTGAGCAAAACTTCACCCAGTCATTTGAAGAAAGATTAGTCTATAAAGATAAAGATGGTAATTGGGTTAATAATTT